GCGCAACTGCGACCCTAACCGCTGGCGGAGCATTCACACTTAACCAATCAGTCTAATCATGCCTAGCCTAGCTCTCGGGGCTAGGCAGTAGGTCGAAAGAAGGGAACGATATGCCAAGCATAGTAACTGCGGCTCAACTGCGGAGCATACTTGGCGTATCGTCATCCCTATATAACGATGCTTATCTTGAGGATATTGTCGATGCTTCTGAAAATACAATCTTGCCAATGCTTGTATCTTTTGAAGCACCAGTGCAAAAGGTAAAACTAGAGGACAATATCGCTTACTTTGAAACAGTAGGCGTACATGAATTTACAGAAGGCCAATCAGTAATTATCACCGGATGCGGTTCGCCATTTAATGGCACACGCACAATTAACGAGGATGATTTAGGGCTTTATACCTTCAGTTGCAATATAACCAATGCAGATGTCGAGGAAGCCAATGTAATTCCAAGCGGCAAAGCAAAACTATCTGGCGCTTCAACTTATGTCGGCAATTCATCCGTAGAGGCCGCAGTCCTAGCAGTAGCAGTTGAAGTTTTCCAGAGCCGAGTAGCACCAGGTGGGCAGATCGAAGGCGTAGATTTTGCAGCAACTCCGTTCCGCATGGGTAGATCATTATTCAATCGCTGCGTGGGCTTACTTGGCCCATATTTGGATGTAGAAACGCTGGCACAATAATGCCAACAACAATTTCTGCCGATGTTAGAGGCGCGCTTGCAACTGCTTTAGCTGGTGTCGCAGCCAATGTCTATAATCATGTACCAGAGGCAATCATTCCGCCAGCAGTGGTTTTAGTACCAGATGCGCCTTACTTAGAGTTTGATACAATCGGTAAAACAAGTTTTCATTGCAAGGTAAATCTTACGATTTCCTGCATAGTTGCATACAATTCAAATCCTGCTTCATTAGATAATTTGGAGCAGTTAATTATCTCGGTTGTCCAGGCTATCCCGGCAGGATGGGAAGTCGATGTCGTAGAACGACCAGCAGTCACTGAAATTGGGGCTAGCACAATGCTGGTTTCAGATATCCGCGTTAGTAAGCACTACACGCAATCGTAAAAGGAGCATAAATGCCAACATCCGTCATTACGGGTCGCGATATTACTCTGACCATCGCTAGCACCAACTACGATGCACAGACCACTAGCGCGATACTTTCAAACAGCCCGACTATCGATGTCTATCAGACACTAGATGGCAAGGCATACAAGCACACAGATGATCAATGGACATTCACCGTTGAACTATTGCAAGACTGGGGCGCAGCATCTTCATTATTTGAAGCAATGTGGTCAGCAGCAGAATCAGCACCAAACTCAACCCTTGCAGTATCACTAACAGCAGTTACTGGCGCAGTATTTGCATTCAATGTACTTCCAGTCTTTCCATCAGCAGGTGGAGCAGCACCAGGAGCGCAGACAGATACTTGGACACTAACTGTCGTTGGAACACCAACAGAAACATTTAGCTAAGAGTTAGGAAATCGAGAGCATGAAATTACCAATCACAATCGAATATAACTCTGGGGAGACTGCCACTTATGTGGCGGCTCCGCCAGAGTGGGCAAAGTGGGAGTTGAAAACTGGCAAGACAGTCCGTCAGGCTGGCGATGCTATCGGCATTGCTGATCTTATGTTTTTGGCCTATAACGCACATAAACGCGAACTTGCTGGAAAACCTATCAAGTCATTTGAAATTTGGTGCGACACAGTTGCCGACGTAACAGTTGGTGATGGCGACCCAAAAGACATGAAGACGGATCAGTAGGGCAGCTCCTAGTCCATTTGGCGATAGCGACAGGCATTCCGATGCAATACTGGACTAGCGCCGAAGATGTTTTAACAGCAGTCGAATACTTAAAGGAGCGAGCAGAAAATGGCAGTTGAATTGGCTTATGATAAAGCCGAACTGCGCGCTATCACTCGCTCTTTTAAAGCTATGGATGAAGAAGCAACCGCACAAGCTCGAAGCAAGTCAAACGCTTTAGCACAATATGCAGCGGATAAAATTAAAGTTGCTGCCTATGGTCGAACAGTCAGCGGCGAAGCTGCCAGACGAATTGCAGATGGCGTAACAGTTTCTAAGACATCAAAAATCGGTGAATTCTCTTATGGTTTTGCACGCCAAAAGTTTTCAGGCGGCGGAACTACTCAAATCTTATGGCCTGGTATGGAATTTGGCTCTAAGCGCTATAAACAATTTCCAGCATATTCAGGCAAACAAGGCAGAGGCGGTAAGGGTTATTTCATTCACCCAACCTTGCGACAAATCCAGCCTGAAATCATTAAGCAATGGGAAGATGGCTTTAGTGAAATCTTAAAGGAGTACGATAAATAATGGCTGGCAGTAGAACGCTAAAGTTATCAATCCTTGCAGATGTTGATGATCTAAATAAGAAGCTAAAAGGTGCAACCACAGATGTTGAAACCTTTGGTGATAAGATGGAAAAGGTCGGCAAGGTTGTCGGTGCTGCTTTCGTTGCTGCCGCCGCAGCCGCTGGCGCTTACGCAGTCAAAATTGGCGTTGAGGGCGTTAAAGCTGCCATCGAGGATGAAGCAGCACAAAACAGATTAGCAACCGCCCTAAAGAACGCTACAGGGGCCACAAATGAGCAGATTAAGGCTACTGAGGATTACATCCTAAAAACAGAGCTAGCCACAGGTAAAACCGACACAGAATTAAGAAGCGCGCTTGGTCGCTTGGCGCTATCTACAGAATCAACCACAAAGGCGCAGGAGTTACTTAATACCGCGTTAAATATCTCTGCTTCAACTGGTAAGCCATTAGAGGCGGTCGCTAACGCTCTTGGTAAAGCCTACGATGGACAAACTACTGCACTTGGCAGATTGGGCTTAGGTTTATCCAGCGCAGAGCTTAAAGGCAAGTCATTTGCCGATGTGCAAAAAACCTTAGATGATCGCTTTGCTGGCGCATCTGCCGCAGCTGCGGAAACCTATCAAGGCAAACTAGACCGCATGAACCGCGCTTTCGATGAGGCGAAAGAAGCAATCGGAACAGCGCTATTACCAGTTGTCCAAAAATTATTAGAATTATTTACAATTTATGTAATACCAGTATTTGAAAAAGTTTCTAATTCACTATCTCAATCTGGTGGCTTGGGTCAATCTATTCAATATGTTAGCGATGTATTAAACAAAGTATTCGTTCCAGTATGGAATGGCTTAAAGAGCGCATTTGGCAATATCAAGGATGCAATCGATGATAATAAAGCTGCATTCATGGCATTTGGAAAACTTATTGCCGAATATGTCGCTCCAGTCGTAGGCACGGTATTAGGTGGCGCGATTAAGGGCGTTGGTGTAGTCGTATCAGGCGTTATCAACCTTATTGGCGATGTAGCCGAAGTAGTCGTAAAAGTAGTTAATGGCGCAATCAGCGCAGTTAATACTTTAATTAAGGCTTACAATGCAATTCCAGTATTGCCTAACATTCCTACTATTGGCACAATCTCGGTTCCACAAATTAGCGTGCCAGATGTAAGCGCATCCAATATCAAAGTTCCATCTATTCCGACTATTTCTGCTCCAAGCGTTTCAACAAGCGTAAGCAGTAGCGCAGCTACTGCAACAGCAATGAAGCCAACCCCAGCACCAGCAGGGCCAACCTTTGCAAGCGTAGGGGCAACACCATTTACTCAAGGAATGAGCGTTGCAAGCCAATCGCCGATTACAGTAGCTCCAACAATCAATATAGGCGTTGCTGGTGATCCGCAAGGCGTAGCAAACACTATTGTCGATGTATTAACACAAGCAACTGCACGCGGCGGCATGACGCGTAGAATTCTTGACCTATGAGTGCTTGGTCACCGACTTGGAAAGTTACAATAGATTCAACAGAATATAACAATGTAACTCTTGCCAATTTAACCGTTACATCTGGTCGTACCGACTTTTACCTACCCAACCAACCGTCTTACGCTTATTTCGAAATCATAAATTTAGATACTTCTGCAATCAGTATTGAAATTGGTCAAAGTGTCCGTTTACAAGTTGATGGCGTAGGCGCTTATCAATCTATCTTTGCTGGCAATGTCACCGATATTACAATCGATGTTGCTAAAGCAGGAACAAATGGCTTAACACAATCAATTAAGGTAATGGCTCTTGGCACAATGCAAAGACTGCTCAATGCCTATACCGATGGAGTGTTAAGCAAAGACTTTGATGGCAATCAAGTTAATACTATTCTGGCAAGCGTTGAAATCGGCACTTGGACTGGCGTGCCTACCGCAGATACTTGGGATACATTTGATGCGACTAAGATTTGGTCAGATTATGGGCCATACGGAACCATTGATACGCCAGGCGATTACGAGCTTACAAGTAGATCAGCATCTTACGACACCGCTTATAACATCGTTACAGCTATTGCAACCAGCGCATTAGGTTATCTTTATGAAGACTTGCAGGGTCGTATTAACTATGCGGATTCAACTCATAGAGCAGAATATCTAGCCACAAACGGATATAAGAATTTCAGCGCCAATAAAGCGATTGGAACAAGCATTTCAAGCCAAAAGCGCTTAGGCGATGTTAAGAATGAAGTAACTATTACTTACAAGGCCAACGCTACCTATACAGATTCAGATGATGCTTCTATCGCTAGTTATGGTCGTAAGGGAGTTAATATCCTTACCAGCCTTGAAAATGGAGCGGATGCGACCAGCCAAGCGGCTTACTATTTAGATTCACGATCTACGCCAAAAGCCTTATTGCGCTCAATCACTTTTCCATTGCAAAATGATGAGCTAACCGATACCGAACGAGCCGATTTACTCGGCCTATTTATGGGCGTGCCAGTACGCATTACCGACTTACCAGCCAATATGTTTAATGGTGAATTTGAGGGCTTCTTAGAGGGTTACACCTATCAGGCCAGCTATAACGGGCTTTCAATGACCCTTTACATATCACCGCTTAGATTTAGCACTATTGCCGATGCTTGGACGGATGTTAGCGCTTCCCTAGATTGGCAATCCGTAAATGCTATACTAACTTGGCAAAATGCCGAGGTAGTTTCTTAAAAGGAGAACAATGCCAACAACGACCAATTTCGGCTGGACAACCCCAGCTGATACTGATCTGGTCAAAAATGGTGCTTCTGCCATGCGCACTTTGGGCAATGGCATTGATACCACCATGTTTGCCCAATTACCTTATTTAGCCAAGCAAAGTCAAAAATACTATCGCACGATGCTTAATGGAGTTACACCAGCAGCGGTTAGTTCAACCGAAGATGTAACACATTATACGCCAATATATTTTCCAAATTCTTGCACTTTAGATCGTATTGTTTGCCGCACAGGTTCAACATTTAGTGGCACCGCTACTGTAAGACTTGGTATCTACAATAACACAAATGGGTTGCCATCAACCGTATTATTAGATGCCGGCACGGTATCAGCTACTGCGGCTTCTACCGATTATTCAATCACAATCAGCCAGGCAATCACTGGTGGCTGGTATTGGTTAGCCTTTAACAGCCAAACAAATGCAACTACAAACACTTTTCAATCAGTCGTTGCAACTAACGGTTCTGGTGGCAATGGTGATTTAGGGGGAAACTCAACAAGTGGTTCTTTAATAAGTGGTTACACGCAAAATACAGTAACAGGCGCGTTTGCAACTGCGACATCATTATCTGCTGCTTCAACTTCTACATTGACTTGGATAAGGGTTCAGTAATGGGACAAAATTATGTTTATGGCTTAGGCGGTTATGATGAATCAAAGCCGAATAATAATCTAATTCTTATTGAAACTTACGATGATGAAACTGGGGAAATTATCTCGGTTGAGGAATTAACTAAGAAGAAATAATGAGTGTTTGGCTCTCTAAGTCTGCGGAAAAGTTAAGAAAGCAAATCGATGCTGCTTACTTGCACCGCGACAAGCGCTCTGATGGGTGGATCGGTGATAGCAAACACTCTGCTACCAAGTCTGACCATAATCCAGATGCAAAGACTGGGGTGGTTCGTGCAATCGATATCGATTCAGACCTTGACTTGCACAAATCAACCAGTATTTATCTTGCAGATCAGATACGCAAATGTGCCAAAAGAGATGCTCGAATCGCTTACATCATCCACGCAGGGAAAATCGCTTCCCCGATTCTCGGATGGAAATGGCGAAAGTATCGCGGAACCAATCCGCACCATTCGCACATCCATATTAGCTTTACTGCGCTTGGCGATAAAGACGGGCGTATATTCAATATACCAATGCTTGAAGAGGATAAATAAATGAAAAACCCTTATGTTCTAACAGTCGGCGCATTTCTAGCAGCTTGGGCAGGTTCTGAGTTTGCTCTTGATTATCGCTCAATTCTTTGGGCAGTAGTAGCAGGCGTATTTGGATATGCCACACCTAGAAAAAAGTGAGTGCGCAGGACATAGCGGCTGTTGCTGCTGTTGCTTCGATCGTTATTGGTTCGTTTATTGGCTTAGTGCAATGGCTGGTAAAGCATTATCTCGCGGAGCTAAAACCCAATGGCGGTGCGAGCATGAATGACCGCCTAGCGCGTGTCGAACGCCAAAT